GAATCCATCGCGTAACGAAGACCGATAAAGCAGATCGCAGGTCGCGCCAGATACACCGTGTTCCCAACAACGCTATTGATCTTCACGTTGATTCCTTTTTCATCGTAGGCTTCAACAACGTCATCATCTTCAACGTGAAACGGAAGGGTTATGGATGTCGTGGAACCGCTGGTGACCTTGGTAAGAAGATCAAGGTGATACGAGAAGTTACCAAGGGTATCCGACTCGACCCTTTGTTCCTCCATGTTGATAGAACATAAGATAGCTCTGCCAGCCTTATTACCGACAATATACAACTTGGAGTTCATAAACTCAACACCGTGGATGTCCATCGCAAAGGTAAACTTAGACCAGCTTGAGATGACCTTCTCGTTACCGCTCCAGTAGAACTTGTAGACGTATAAGGTGTTCGTCAGGTCGCTACCTTTGCTGTAGACGCAGATGATGTTCTCCGTAGAGGAGGCTACAAGTTTCGTGGTAGAACCAGAAGGGATGTATGCAGGGATCTGTGAGGTGATATCCTCGGAGTCGAAGGTGGACGATGTGGCATCCAAGCGGAACTCACGGATTCCCATGTAGTTACCGCGAGGTGCTGGGAAGTAGATGTAAGCACCAAGACCAAGAGGCTCCGCACTGGTATCAACATCGTAGTTGGTCACAGGGGATATCGAGATGCTTGTGGGTGTCAAGGTGTCGCCACTCTTAACAACAAACTGCCCACGGTCAGCGAACAGAATAAGGTTCTCTTGGAAGCCTACGGCAGAGGAGAGCCTAGAGATCGTTGTGGAGGCTGCGGATACGTCGATAGGATCGGAGTCCAGAAGAGTCCTTACGGTCGTCCTAAAGAAGTTAAAGAACTGCCCAGCTTCGCTGAACAACATTGTGTCGTCCGTGAGGAGTCCTAGGCGATTCTTGTGGAAGAAGATGTTGTTTAAGGGTTTCCCTATGAATGAAGGAATCGGGTTGGACTCATCATCACCTACAAGGCGGTCGTTCCACACGCTTTCCGAAAGCTCAAACTCATTGAGTCCAGTATTAACCAGTTGGTGGGGCAGCGTTGTTGCATCGATCTTGGATTGAATACCATAGCCAACAGACTCGATCCAACCACCAATACCAAATGCTCCCTTATCGTTCGTGTTGAACGTGACGTAGTAATCGTCTTCCTTGCTGTCGATAGCTCCACGCACGGACACCTTAAAATCATTAGGTGCTTGGACAGGGAGATCAGAAATATCGTCAACCGTCTTAAACACAATGCCAATAGCTGTGTTCGCTAAACCGTCACGGCTAGTAAGATAGAAGGTGTCTCCATTAAGTTTTTTAATAACAATAGAACCGCCGTTTGGTTCGTGAGAGTAGTAGTCGTTGACGGAAACTTCGGACGTAAACAGCGCGTCAATACCTGCGGCAATAACTGAAGTATCGGCATTAGCTGCTGAGGCGCTTACTCCAGAAGTGTAGGTAACCACCGCTCCAGCGTCAGATTGTGGAAAACTTACGACACCATTCCAGCGGTCATAATAATACAGTCCAGCATTTAGAACAGTCACAGATGTTATTTGTCCTGTAGCATCGTTTACGTTTACTTTGAACGTGGCGTTTGTATAAATACTTCCTTGGTTAGTTGTAGATTTAACAATCGAGAGTGTTGGTGGGTATTTAGACGAATATCCCGAACCAGCGTTGTTTACAATAACGGAAGCTATTTTGTAATACGAAAAAGATTTTACCCATACAAGAGTTACTTCTGCTCGCACAACCTCAGAACCGTTAAAAAGGATCTCATATTTCTTCTGATAGTCCCCCTGTTTGATGAACACAAGAGCCGTAGACTCGTCCTGAGACGCTGTAACATCCGTGGTCATCGCGGTGTTCACCGTGGTATTCAGGAAGAACGAAGTGTCAGCCAACGCCATGGACTTAAGGTTCTTCCGTGCATCAGCGTTCTTAAGATACTCAGGAAGCTCTGTGCCGCCTGTAACACCGTTGATGGTTGCCTCAACACCTGTAACTAAGTTAAACGCTCTGGCAACAGTGTTATTAAGAACAACAGCATACCGTTCATTCTCAGATCGATTAACAAAGTGAACGTAGTCCGTAGGGTTGATAACGTCTTCACCGATAGCTGAGATAACACGGGTGCAAGGACGTTTCTTTAAGCCGTCACTGATGGAGCTAAGGGCGTTTATCTGCTCCTCACACTGTCCTATAAAGCGAACCTTAGGGGATTGCTGAGAGACCCCCTGAATCATGTTAGAAACGGATGTAGTAATGTTTGCCATAATGTAATATTAGGAGATGTCGCCGCTGCGATTGATACCAACACGGGCAGCAACATCGTAGTTGTCGAAGATAGTGATGTCGCCGTTACGGTCATCAGTCTCCTCAAGGCGAGCTTTAGCATACATCTCGTCACGCATGATAAGAGACTCAAGCTCCCGTGAGCCAACAAGACGCGCTTGAAACACACGACCAGCCTTGATTGCGATGTAACGCCTTGCTTGCTCTGGGAGTTCTTCCCAGTCCAAAAGGAACGTCATGTCCACCGTAAGGGTTGTCTCAGTGAACGTGTAGCTGTTCTTGGTGCGATTGAAGAGGCTTAACCCACGTTGAACGATGTCAACCGACAGATCATTAACGTCAACTTGAAGCGTATTCGCTGGGACTTGGAAGGTTCCCGCTGGTGTTCCTTGGGCAAGCTTAAAGTCTTCGATGGTGTTGAAATGCCAACCTTCGGATTGAACTTCACGGCTAACTTCATCAAGGATGTTCTTTGCCAACGCTGCTGAGTGAGGAAGGGCTGTAGCGGAAGCAATGCTGTTCACAGGGGATTCCCCAATGTATCCAAGCATCGTATTAACCGCTTCAAGTTTTGATGTAAGTGTAGCCATGTATATCTAAGTTTGAGTATAATTGAGTATAATTGTGTAAATGAAGTTTGAAACTTACAGCATAGGTCAAGGGTGACTTGACTTACAGTGTAAATCCCAAACACGAAAGCCCCCTTTAGAACTTTCGAACTAAAGAGGGCTTAAGTGGGATTAGGGTTTAGCCGATTGTTACAGCAGCCTCAGGACGAAGAACACCGTGACCCATTGCATACTTAGCAACAAACAGAGTGCCTTGACGCTCGATCTGATACTCGGATTCGGTAGCAAGATCAAGGAGCTTCACAGTGCCGATAGCACTTGGGTGAGCAACAAGCATCTCGATAGCGGAAATGTCAGTAGCGTTGTAACCGACACCAGAAGCACCGAATACATCGTTCTTGGCATTTGCATCGTCAGCATCCGCCGAACCAGAAGCAACAGTAACAGTAGCCAAGTGGTTAGACTTGTAGATACGGATACCAGCGATGGTTGGGATCTTGCCAGTCGCTACGTCACCTACGCCACCGAAGTCGCGGTTGATAGCGGACTCTTCCGAACCAAGCAACGTGTAGTAATCACGAGGCTTAAGGATGGCGAAACGCTCATCTTCAGGAACGTCTTTTTCGTCAAGGCTTTGAGCAGCAAGCATGATTGCATCAACAAGCTCAGAAGCCAACGGGGTAGCACTGAGTTTGGAGGTGAGGTTAGTTCCAGCATATCCACCAGTGATGGAAGGCGTGGAGGTCAACGCAGCAGCCACAAGGGTCTTCATGGTTGCAATGTCGAAACGCTTCGCAAGAGCCTTACCAAGTTCCTTAGCGTAAATGCTACGGACATCGTAGTGGTTCTTGAGTTCGTCGATGTTTGCAATGAATGTGGAAGCAACAAGAAGGTCATCGATAGTGATGATTTTCTCTGCGTGTTTAATACCACTGAGATAGCCAGCATCCGCATCAGCGATGTTCTGACCAGCAGTGTGGTATTTAGCAGTTGCGATACCAGTCACAGGGAACTGAGCCGACTTGCCGTTTTGAATCGTCCGCACCATGTGCAGATCTTTCATCACGTTCATCTCTTCGAAGGTCGTAAGGATCTCTCCAGAGAAGACTTTGAGGAACAACGCATCGCGATCTCCTGCACCATTAATTTGTCCTAGGTTGGACGGGGTAGTAGCACCATTAGCCATATAATTAGTTTCTTTTTAGTTTTAGTTGTTTAACAAGCGATGTCCGTGTTTTTATTCTGTTCGACTATCTTTTTCTCGTTAAAGCGAACGGTCGATTGTCCAGCGCACTGGGTCTAGTTCTTACTTTGTAAGTTTTGTTGATTGTCGTCCTTTTATTCTGTGGACGATTTCCATCCGTTAGTGGATGAGAAAGGGGGAAGGCGATGGTGTGGGATTCGATACCCACATTGCCGAATTACTATTTCGGGTTCTCTATTGAACTAACCATCAACGATCTGTTTCGAGGTCATTTATGTAGTGAAGCATATCACCTACGATGACCTTTTGTTTTTTTGTGAACTGCTCTTGTTTAAGGCGTTCAATGAAATTGGGAATCTTACTCTGTTTTATCGTCGGAATGCATCCAGTCATCGATAGACTTAGAATGCTCATTGTAAGAACGACGTAGAAGCTCTTCTTCATATTGTTCAAAGACGGTGAGAAGTAAGTCTCCTAGCTTAGGAAAAACACAGAACACCTTTACTAGGAGACTTACTAACACCATATAACACACGAATGAGATTTTTATTTCTTAGCATTGCCGACATTAATTGCCAGCATATCAATCACCTTTACAAGGAACTTAACAACACCATCATCCTTGGGGGAAGGAGTAAGTGCGCTGATAAGTGATGCAGCGGTAACGATTGCAGTAAGAGCCTGTATGATGACTCCTGCGTTGTCTAGGAAATAAGATACGATTTGCATGATTTTTTAAAGTCGTGAGATTGAGATTCGTTTTTCTACTTGAGCGCGATAAGCAGGATCTTTGGAATACCTAGAGTCCTTCATCGCTTCAACCATCTGAGCATTAGAGTTGAACGGGGTAACACCTCCACCAGCTACTTGACCTTGCATCAACTTAACAGGGGAGCCGCCGTCTGAAAGGAAACGCGAGTAGAGACCCTTGATAGCCAGCTTGGCTGAGTCAGGATCGTTGGATTCAACAATACGGTTAAAGGTGGCAAGCTCGCTGTCCGTAAGGGAACCTGAAGCCCACTCAGTCATCGCTGCGTAGTTGTCCCGCCCACCAACCTCGTCCATGATGGCGTTTGTATTAGCCTCCTGAGAAGCCTTAAATCCGTCAACATAGGTCTTCACAAGCTCACGGGAGATACCGTTCTTTTCAAGGGCAGCATAGGAAGCCTCAGTAAGATCGCCGCGCTCTGCGTATTCACTGCTGGCAGCATTAAGAGCATCACCAACACGTGTCTGAACAGCAGTCTGCTCCATGTTCACTTGTTGCTTAGTCTCTTCACGATCCTTGGTGTGGAACTGCTTCTCCAGATTGGCGTATGCTTTGGCAAGCTCCTCTGGTGACTCAAACTTTTCTGGGAGCCACTGTGGGCGTTCGTCAAGGGGAGCCTCTTCGTTGTTATCATTAACATCTCCCAGAACAGACCTAGGGGCGTTATCGAGCGCAGCCTTGGCTTCGTCCATAAGTGCGCCCTGCTTCTCTAGGGTCATCTGTTCCCGTTCGGTGGGTTCGTTAATTGAGGTGGTGTGTAATTCAGCCATAATATGC